TTTTCCGTGATGATTTCGTTTATCTGGCTCATCATATGCTTAGTGATTTGACGACCAGACAACGTAACTGACTGCCCGATTCTTTTATCATAGAAACGACAATGCTCATTAAGAAGTGCGCCATACGCAGAGTTAAGAAGAATCTTACGAACTAGCTGGCGCTTGTCATAATATTCAAACATATCTGTGCCATATGCTGCTTTTGCTTCCTTCTGAATACTCTTACGTTCTGAATACCAACGAGTCAACAGCCCCGGAATAATTCCTTCTTTCTCATATGTAAAGATGGTTCCGTTAGCTGACAAGATATAAGGCTTGTGGCTATCAAAGATAAGCTTCCAAACCTCAGCAGCACTCATTTCAACACTGCGACCATCTTCATAGTCGATAGTGAGCATAGTGCCACGCTCTTGGTTCATGATAGCAGTATATTCTAGCGACCCAAAAAGATTTTCCCAAAGAATCGCACCAGTGACAGCATCCGCATCATCACCGTTCTTTTTCTTTCGCTTTTCTTTTGCGAGGGCAATGCTTTTTTCTCGCATATACTGTTCTGTGAGGCTTTGTCTGACTTGTCCGACAATTGTTTCTGGGGCCATGTTGAGGGCTCTAATGGCTGAGGGGTAGAGACTGTTGATATCGACTGCCCCGACCCATTCATGAATCCCCTTCTTCGGGACAGCAACATAAGCTCCGGCAGCCTGTTGTTCGTCACCAAAGTTGTCCTTACGCTTTTTGTCAGGAACAATAAATCCTCGTTCGTGTGCTTCATTGTAAATCGCCATTTCAATCATTGCCACCGATCCCATAACCGTGGGTAGCAGTACGGTATTTTCGTGAGCTAGCGCATTGGCTAGATCAAGAAACTTAAGTTTGTTGTGAATCTTGAACACCAGCATAGTGTCTTGTCTGTTATATTCTACGAACTTTCTAAAGTCCTTGTTATACAACTGATCAAGACTTCCTTCATATGGAGTCTTACGTTCGCCCAACTCATATTCACCGATTGCGTCAAGTGAATAACTGTGGCGACTTTCATAGTTGTACTTCTTATACAACTGTAGATAGTCCATATGAATACGACCAACTAGGTCATATGTTTGTTCTTCTTTACCAAATCGTTCATACGTTCTTGGCTTAGGAAGCTGTCCAAGCAAACAGAATTTACGTGTATCGTCCTTACTCATAATACGAGTAACACGATTCACTGTATAGGGAATATCGTAGCCCTCTGAGTTCCAGCCCGTCAATACATCCGCGTCTTCGATAAGGTCAAAGAACGTTTCGAACATTTCGATTTCACTACGGAACAAGAAAGTGTTCGGGAAATCCTTAATCAAATCTTGCGCTGTTTCATCTGTCATATGCTTGGGCGGCATGACCAACGTTACGAGTTGATCTAACCAGTCAAGATACAATGAGATAGCAGTGACCGCATTGAACGGATCATCTGTAGGACTATAGCCTCGTTCCTTATCAAAGTCAACTTCAATATCGAAAAATGCGGTGTGAAGCTTGGGAGGTTCCTGTCCCAAATAATTATCGCTTAGGCATCTAAAAACTACAGGAATATCACTTTCAAATAATTTCTTGCCGCGATGAATGCGCTTTTCTTTCTCAAACTCAGCTTTCTTGCGAGTAGAGAAACGACTGATTGGATCGCCATAGATAGAGCGATACTTTCCCTTAGGGTCCTCGTAATAGAAAACATAGCTAGTGCTATATTCTTTATATGCTCGTTTACCTTCAGTAGTACGCTCTACTACGTAAATTTTATCTGCGTTTGAATCTAATACTGCGTCAATGTAAGACATTATGTAATTCTATCATAAAATATGTGTGAAAGCAACCTGTGGCTTTCCAAACCCGGATGAGGAATAGAAGGACCTTCTCGGTCTAGTGCTTGGTCTATGACCCAATCTTTAGGATAAACATCGTCTATAAGATTAGGTATGGTAATATTGGGCTGTGGAAAATCATTAACAATATCGATTATCCCCAACATCATTTTATGCTGAATGTTGTTACATTGTAGATACAAACTAGCATGATGTATAGTTAGCCAATTTTTGATTCTATTGTTATTAATCCAAACTGGATCTTCTATATCAACGGATTGTAAAAAGCTTTCTGTTGGCATTCTGTCTGGGTTATCTAGACCATCATCAAACATAACCATGTCATGCCTAGAAAAGGCAGACCAAAGAACAACGCACAAATCGTCGGACTGAAAATCAAAAGACAATATTCTTGATAGAATCTCTTGATTTCCAGAACCCGCGACCCCGCAATTTACTACTTCACGGTTTAGTTTTTGCCCTAATAAATTAGGCCATGCGTATTGACTAGGATCCAGCTCTCTCCAGTCTGACTTCTCAGGTGGATGGATATCAGGTAATCCAAGTCCTACGGCGAATGAGCAACCGAAAGAAATTAGTCTGGGCATTTAGCTGGTCTTGCCAACAGTCTCCAAGATAGTATTGAGTTCTTCGTTTTCTTCGTTAGTTTCATTAAGACGCTGCTTATAAGCAACCTTGATAGCCTTCTTAAGAATTGAGGGCTTGATTTCTAGTTCTTCTGCGATTGCCTTAACAGTATCGTTAAGGCCTTCATTGAGGGTTTCGACTTCCTGTAAAACCGAAATTCCTTCATTAACAAGCTGGGTCAACTTGACCTTAGCTTCGGCATTAAAAGTACGTGACATAATTTCTCCTTCAGTCTAGTTAGTATAACAGACTACGCAGAGAATTCAACTATATTGGTAACCGTTATTGAAAAATGTGATGATTCTTTTCGCCGTAAATCTTGATATATTTACCGGCTAGCATGTCAGCCATTGCTTCGATGGGTGACCCAGGATAACTATCACCGGGCTTAATCATACCCAATTCGTGCTGACGGACATGGACTAATTCATGGAACACTGTTCTAAGAATATCTACTAGATTGCGATTCTTGGCATAGACCCAAACACTATCTTCTCCGGGAATATGACCGCCTGTGTGGTGATTAGTTTGTGCTTCTTCACTATCCATTGAAAGTTCGACTTTAGGAACCTTTTGTAGATTTAGTCTTTTAGCCGTCCAATCTACAAACTTTTCTACTTCTTGCTCAAGATCACAATCGACATTATCCGTTTCGTCAAGCTTACCCTTAATCCAACGATCAGGTCTATCTTTGAACTTTTCACGGAACAAGTTGTCTAATGCTTTTCTAGTGATTTTGTGCTTCTTGGCAATTTTGCGCATTAGATCATCAATAGTGTTATAATCATGCTTGGCCAATGAAGGGAGTTTTTTAGCAAGCTCTACTTCGGGAGATTCGTTTACACTCTCTCCACCACCGCCGTCTCCGCCAGCATCACCTGAACTGTTGTCGCCATACCCAAAGCCAGGATAGAAATACCCGCCGTAAGCTCTCTTTCTCTTACGCTTTTTGTTATGTCTTTTTTCGGTGATGAATTCTGTCGCTCTCATTAATGTATTTATCTTTTGGATATGGTAATGGCGACGAATTGCTTCGCCGCCATTACACTTAGCTTCTAGTTAATTAGAAACGAATGCCGACGCCGACGAGTCCGCCGTGACGACCAAGATTGCCTTCAAAGTCAGTGTAGCGATATTCAGCCTTAGCAAAGACTGGACCAGTTACGTTAACTTCAAGACCACCACCGACAGTAAGACCGTCAGCAGAACGTGCTCCAAGATCAAGATTGCTGTAGCCGACGCGGGTAAAAGCAAGAACGTTTTCGTTCAAGACATAACCGAGACGAGCGGCAGCGCCGAGGTCAGCACGATCAAAGACGTTAGCAGCAGTAGCTTCTGCACCAACAACTACCTTACCCAACTGAAGGTCATACCCAAGGGCAGCGCCATAAGTGATATCAGTGGGGTCAACACCACCGGTAACGTCATCAGCTCCGGCAGTTACCTCGAAACGAGGACCAGCAAAGTCAGATGCCATTGCAGGGGTTGCGAAAGCAGCGGTTGCGAGTGCTGCGAGTGCGATTAACTTCTTCATACTTTAATTTTTCCTTTTATGTTAAAGTTCCTACATCGTAGGTACTAATATTTAAGTACTGTATGTGTGTCATGAAAATTTATTACGGTAATCTGGGTAATAAACTTTCTATAACACTATAGCTAATATAGTGCTATCTGGTCTAAATGTCAAGTGTTTTAGTTAGCTAATGGGTTATCAAGTGCCCGTTTTATCTTACTATCCACATCGCGGCGAACATCCTGTAGTTCTCTAGATTGATCACGCTTCTGTTCAGCGAGTTCCATTTCCATTTCTCTACGCATGGTGCGAAGTTCGGACTGCATATCCCTAATCATTTGACTAACGATACGCTGATCCTCTTTACTAGAGCGTGATACATCACTAGCTGCCTCATCAATGCGACGAACATCGGTTCTGATATTTCCATTAATATCATCAACATATTCTAATTGCTCATCACTAGACTTTTCTAACAATGCTAGTCTTTTATCAAACTGTGTAAGATCAGGCGCTACATACTTTTCGATCTTTGCTTTCATAAGCATGTAATCGTTGTAGATTTGGAATGCTCCCCAGCTTGCGCCGCCCAATGTTGTTAGTATTGGAATCGCCAACGCAAAGAATGTGCTGTTCAGTTTAAGCTTGATTCCAGCAATGCTGAATTCATAAGACTTCTTTTCTTTGATTGATTCTTCGTCAATAATATCCATTTTATTTTTGTTCTCCGTATTGTTGACTTACCATTTGATCAAACTTTGCGTCACTTGCGAACTTTAATAATCGTTGTGCTGGCGCATTGTCTACTACAGTTTGGTTTCTGTAGATTACTTTAGGAAGATAGAAAGGCAAATCCTTCAATGTCGTTGAAAGATAGATGTTATATCCAATTGGCAAAACCTGTAGTTGAGCCAATTCTACCCCTGTTCCTGCTAATTCTGACACCGTAGTTCCTACTGACATGTCAGCAATTTCAATATCTCTTTTCTCGTTTTCTTCTTCTAATTCAAGCTGCTTCAATGAAGACATGGCAGCTAGATTTCTAACGCTAGTAGGGTTAGTCTCATCCGTGACAATCGCATAAGATTCAACTGTCAAATTAGTTGTAGAATTATCAGATCCTAACGTATCGGTTGACTCTACTGACCCGAAAGTGCTATTTTCTGTTATGCTAGTAGTTTCCTCTACGTTTGTTGCGCCCGGCAATCTAGCAAAATTGGCTAGACCGATAGCACTAGATGAAGAAGAACTAGATACATTGGTTTCATTCGAGCCATTATTAGCTTGGTTAGCTATACTATTAATCGAAGAACTTTGTGTACTATCTATAGCTGACAGAGTGTTTTCAGCAGTAGCAATGGTTTCTGTATCAGTAGTCGATGTTTGCGAGATTGAATTTTCTATAGAACCTGCGACTATAGAACTTACTAGTTGATCAGTGTTCTTTTGATTAGTTTTAGCAATAGCCTGCGCGTCGGCAATTGACATTTTATTTGATGAACTATCAGAAGCACTAGTTGTAGCGACTACTGAGGCTGTAGTGATTGAAGCTGGACTAGCTTCGGTAGCAGCTTGAATTGTGGCTACAGTAGTATTAGTTGTCTGAGTAGTAGTCGCTGGGGTTGGTTCTGGCTCAGCAACAACAGTTGGTGTAGTAACTGCTACTGCTTCGCTCACTGTTTCTTCGGTGTATTGAGGAGCAACATATATTTCTTGTTGTGGAGTTGGCTCGGGCGGTGTTACGATAGGAGGAAGACCCGAGATAGACCAATTATTAATCATTCCGGTCGTTACAACATTACAACAAGGAGCGTAATAGATTTGATTATACTCGCCGGCATTTAAATTACCGACGGTACCAACTGTTATCGCGGATGTTTGTAGGTTTATGTTAGTGTAATTTGTTTCAATGGAGCCGTCGTTTCTCAGTGTTGTACTAAATGTGTTTAATCTCCAATTGCCGCCTTGACTATAATATTCAGCTATATCTTGCCAAATATATTTCATGTATGTCCCATCAGTTTGTGTTATATATTTGGTTATACTTACCGGAGCAATGTCCGCCCAAAGAGCGGCTATGTAATAATTACTATTTGTTTGTTCTAATGGAAAAGCATACCACTGATAGTTAGACAACGCATTGGGTTGTCCGGGCTGTACAAAACTAATAATGCCATTGTCGTACATCCAAGACTCAGTGAAAGTTCTATTGTAGAATGTAAAATCGAAGGGCAGTGTCACTTGAATATAGCTATCGTCCGTCATTTGATGTGTTGTTTCCGTAACGGGTTGTTGAACAGTAGTCTGTCCATACGCAACGGTGCTACAACACATCAAAAGGGCAGCGATTAGCTTTTTCATTACTTCTTCTTAAGTGGCTTTGGAGCTTTATCGGGATTCTGTTCCCAAAGTTGCTTAGCTTTAGCGCCAATTTCACCCTCATATGGGCAAGGAGTACCAGCAGCCATCATAGCATCGAACACACGACGATCTTGGCATAGCGTAGCTACGGCAGCGACCTTCATGCCCATATCGAATAGTGTCTTGCTCAACTTTAAGCGTTCGCAGTTATCATCTACTTTAGTAGCGCCTACTGAAATACCCAAGATTTGAGTTTGTGCCGCACCTGAAATACCTGTTGTACAAAGATCACTGTTGCCGCCACTCATCATTGATGGTGCGATAGCAGTGGGGGGCGGCTGAATCACCTTCATTTTACTGTCATTTACATTAGTGTTAACGTTATTGTTGTTTGAGGTGACTTGGCTAGTGCTATTTGAAGTACTAGTGTTGATATTTCTGTTAGTCATGTCACCAGTTGTAACGTTTGTGTTTGTATTGTTAGTTGTTACGTTACTATTGTTATTCACATTGCTAGTTGTGGTACCGTAGTTGTAATTGGTATTTGTAGCGGTACTAGTATTGATGTTAGTGTTGGTATTGTTTGATGTACTATTATTGTTATTGTTGTATGTTACTGTTCCTGATAACACACTGTTGGTAGTGGTTTCACCGTAGTTATAGTTTGTATTAGTATTGTTGCTAGTTGCGGTGCTAGTAGTAACATTGTTATTGTTATTTGTTATCGTTCCACTATTAATATTATAGTTAGTATTAGTGGCGTCTGTAGTATTGATATTTGTGTTGGTATTGGTATTAGTACTGGTACTGGTAGAAGTATTAGTATTCGTGTTGTTATTAGTATTAGTAGATGTTACTGTACTATTGGTGTTTGTGTTGCTATCAACCAAACTAGTAGTATCATAGGTTACTTGAGCAAGGACAGGTGTAGCCAAAGACAGGACGCTAAGGCATGAACCTATCAGTAGAAGGGGCTTTTTCATTATTATTATATCCTCTATTGATAGTATAAATTTTACATACTATTTAAGAGTAGGATATACTTAATAATATATGCTTATTTAATTACACCAGGATTGCTTGGCATCGCCATAGTATTCACGAGCATAGCCTTTACTGATCAACAACGCACGTAGACTATAGCCGTCGAGTACAATATCACCTAGTACACGACCGCCGTATTTGTCCCAGTCATAGAGAACGATTTGACGCTTTTTAGCAACACTAACTAATTCCTTAGTGAATGCTGTTGCTGCTTGACCTCTAGCATCTTCACTAGCACATTTAGCACGGAACCCCTTTTCAGGGGTATCCACACCGTATACACGAATTGATAATTCTTTCTTTAGTGGTGCTGGCAAAAAGTCGGCTTTGAATGCGATTGTGTCACCGTCAATGACACGTAATATTTCTACGTCATATGTAACGCCAACTGGTTGCTTCTGCGCTTGTACAGGAGCGACACTGGCCAGTATTGCGACAATTGCCAACAACACCTTCTTCATTATTAATAGATGCTCTTTTCAGGCTTCTGGCCCTTGAAAGTAGCAAGAACTTCCTTGAACTTGTCAACAGATTGAGCAGCCAAATTCTGAATCTTTTCACGATCCATGGGCTTGAGGTTGTCATATTTGTTCAAGAAGTCAACCATGATCTGTACGGGAATCTTTACCTTAGAACCATCATTGAACTTGATGGGGTATCCGCCACCAACGTCCATGCTCTTGCGGAACTGAACAATGAGATTGGGCACACGGTCCTGATCAGGATCCTCAGGAGTTTCATCTTCCTTATCCCAGTCATCGTAGTGCGATTCGTTAAGCAGTTCAGTAATCTTCATTGTTATTTCCTTTTAACTATTTATCGGTTCGAACAACAAATCGCCGGGTTTAGCAAAAACTAATTTGCCGTCTTGATTTCTCAAAGCGACTTGTAACTGTTCTATCATATCTTTGGTGAAATGTCTAGCCCTAATTTCGCCGTAGCCAAATAAATGTACTTCGCAGGGTTCGTCACCTTCTAATTTCTGTATAGCTAGCATACGATTGCGACCTTCGTGACCTACAACTTTAGCAAAGTTTAAGCCCGTAAAATCTCCCTCAAAGTATTGTTCGGGGATATCGACAATCAAGAAAGGTGAACCCAATGCTCCGCCGTTTTCCATATGCTGTACGATATAATCAACGCTTGTGGGAGATGGGAGATGGGCAGCGAGTGATAAGAAGACGCTTGGCTTCATCAATACACGTAGTCCGCGATAGTCTACATTAGCATTATACCCTGTTGCGCCGAGACCTTTGCCATTCATATCGTTGTCGGCTTTATATTCTGTTACTTTTTCAGGTAATGTGTAGAATACGTGATTACCATATATGGCAACTTGATCTAGTTTAGTGCGCCAAATTGGTTTAACGTCAAGTGTGTGATAGTAGGTTGCGCCCTTAGTTGGATCAGGAGCACTACCATCTAGTATCTGCTTTGCTATCTCTTTTGCTTTTAAATATGACTTATATTCTAGATATTCACCAGTGTTTTTGAACTTTTGAAACCACTCATTGAAGGGTTCGCCTGTTGGACTTTGACGTAATGCTACTAGTTTGTCATACTGTAATATGTCTTTTAGTTTTTCTCTGTTGGGGTCGCCCTGATTCCAGCAACTAAATTGCTTTGGCTTGAGTGCTACTCCGCGAATGCCTTGACCAAACATTTTCTTATTTGCTTCTGCGCGGTTCTTGATGACGTTACCAACAGCAAGCATACCTTTAGTACCTTCTTGTCTAGCTTCTCCCCACATGGTTTGAGCTAATACATTCAAGTCAGGATGCTCTTGCTGTATGTCGGCAGTAACACTGTATGGTTGGTGTGTAGCATTATAACCAGCAACACCCGCACCAGCTAAGGCAGCGGCTCCTAAAGCACCCTTAGCCCATTTGGGCATAGCTTCATCAATATTATCTTCTATGATGAATTCTCTAGCTCTCATCTGCTAGGGCCAGGCTCATGTGGTATAGCGTATAATCCAGCGTCACGAGGGAACATTGCAGGATATTCTCGTCTTGCTCTGTTGATAGCATCTTGTAGGTCAGTACCAGCAAAATAGCGACTTTCACCTGTGTCAACATTTTGAACTCTAAATGAACGCATGTCGCTAATACGTGTTGATCTTGGTTCACTAAATGCTGGTTCAGGTTGACCTACTGTGCCTTGAATTGGTTGACCCTCAATCTTCTTGAGCGAAGAAGTTGGGAATGAACTTGGTGAGTCATTGCCGTCAATGAGAACACTAACAAAATTGTAGTTAGGACTTACTTGTAGTACTGTACCCTTCATACCTATTAGGCTTGGGTAACCAGACGCAACTTCAACTCTATCGTTAACTTCAAAACTAGGTGCCGATTCCTGTGCTGACAATTCACCTAACTTGCGTTGCTGATATTTGTACATATTAGTAATTACTAATGGACCAAATGTTCCACCTGCTTGTTCTTGTGCGGTTAAAGTAGATACATCACCAAATTTGTACGGGTCCATTTTGCTGGCAATCTCTGCTGCTTCGCCGCCGTTTTCAGCAGCGACATACATATAACCGTTATTCAATTCTCTATTAGTAATACGATAAATCTTAATCTTTGAAAGATCAACTTCTATTTCTGGTTGCGGTTCTTCTCTGCCTTCACGGTCACGAATTAAATCTTCTTGTGCTTTTCTGTATGCTTCATATGTATCTTGATCTGGATAACCATCAGTTACATAGATATCAAATCCTTGGTTTTGTACGATATCCGGGTCAAGACGGCTTGCAATCTCAATAGCTTCATCACGACCAACAGCAGCGATGTAATAACGATTTGATTCTCTACCTCTGCCGCGGGCTACCCAAATCTTTGGTCTTTCTATATATTGACGACCCTGCTCTAGTCTACCTTCTTGCCAATCAAGCATTTGACTGATTTGACGCTTACTAGCATTCTCATCTGTTAATGTAATTTCTCTGTCAGGTTCGACCTCGAATAATTCAGCATTCATTATTCTAATAAATTCTTTAGCCTGTTCTTCATCCTTAGCTACAACGCTAGAGTATCTGTGTCCGAACTCAGCACGATATAGTTTTAGATCATTTAATTCTTCACCGAACTTAAATGGCTTTACTGTAACATATTCAATTGTGTCTGGCTTGAACCATTGTGGCTTGAACTTTTGTGCGGCTTTGAATGCTGCTTCATCATTGGGAACTTTATCAGTGTTAGCAATATAGATGGTATCAGATTTTTTACCATCGTCATATGTGATTTCCCAATCATTTTCTTCTACTTCATCTTTGTGTAGAATTCTAATGCCTTGGCCCTTAAAGCGTTCTTTTCTTTTTTCTTCTAAACTTTTAGCATATTCGCTAAGAGTAATTGCGCCAGCCTGATATTTGGCGAACATGCTCATTTGGCTTCCATCTTGTTCTGGCTTTAATACTTTATAAAGACCTTTCAAGTATTCTTTCTTATACTTGTTTGGATCACA